CTGCAGCAGGGCGGCCAGCTCAGGGATATGTTCGGCGGGATTGCTCCTGCGGCAAAGGCTTTGGGTGGCTATGTTCTCGGCCTGGTCAACCCGTTCACAGTTGCAGCTGCCGCTGCTGGCGCACTGGCAGTCGCCTACTACAAGGGATCCGAGCAATCTGACGCCCTGCGCAACAGCTTGATCCTGACTGGAAACTATTCGAAGGAATCCGAGGCGCAGCTGATCGCCCTGGCCGATTCGGCAGACCAAGTGACCGGCACCTTCGGCCAGGCTGCAGGCGCCCTTGCTCAGCTAACAGCTGCCGGAACGAACACCACAGGCAACCTTCAGCTGATCACCACGACAGCCGTCGAGATGCAGCGTGTTACCGGCAAGGCTGTAGAGGAAACGGTTGTCGAGTTCATCAAGCTCGGCAAGGACCCGGTGGCCGGAATCGTCGAACTGGATGAGAAATACCGGTTCCTGACCGCGTCGGTGTATGCCCAGATCAAGGCTCTGTCGGATCAGGGAAATGCTGTGGCTGCCGCCGACCTGGCAGAGCGGACCTACGCCGAAGCGATGGGTCAGCGCACCTCCAAGATTCGCGAGAATCTAGGCATGATTGAGCGTGGATGGCTCAACATCAAAGACGCTACTAATGAGGTCCTTGACGCCTTTGCCAGCATCGGGCGAAAGAGCGTAGAGAGCGAAGGGAAGGCCATCACTCAGCTGCAACAGAAGATCGCCTACCTGCAGAGCACGCTGGATACGGCCTATGAAGACAATGACGCCCGCGACCGCATCGCCAGCCTCAAGGCTGAACTCAAGCAGCGGCAGGACATCCAGCAGGCCAATGCGAAAACCCTTGAAGAGGAACAGCAGCGCCGTCGTATCCAGGAAGAGGGCCGCAAGGGCCTTGACGCGCTGGATGCCTCATACAAAAACTCGCTGACCCAGACCCAGCGTCTTAACAAAGAGCTGACAGACCTCGACAAAGCTCGCGCCAAGGCCGTAGCTGCTGGGGTGTTCACGGCCGCCGAAGAGGAGAAGTACGCCCAGTCACGCAAGAACATCGAAACCGAAATTGCTGATATCAAAGCTCGCGAAGCGAAGAAGGACCGCCCCGGGGTTGCTCGTGAGGACAATCGAGGACTTGCTGAAGCGCAGAACGTTTTCGCGCGACTCTACGGCCAGTACGACCCGGCTGCGCAGGCTGCCAGGGCGCTGACCAAAGAGCAGGGGCAGCTAGACCTGGCGCTCAGCAAAGGCAAGATCAGTCAGGAGGAATACGGTAAGGCGCTGGCGCAGGCATCTCTGAACTATGCAGCCGCCATCAAGGGCGCCCAAGGCCTGACCGCCGTCGAACAGTACCGCGCCCAGTTGCAGAAACAGCTGGCCAACGAGCGCGACCAGTACGCGCTGGATGCGGCGAGTGTCGGCATGGGCGACCTGCAGGCCTCGCGCATGCAGCAGCGCCTGAACTTGGAGATGCAGACCAACGACAGGTTGCTGCAGCTGCAAACCGAACTGGCCAACGCCACGGACGAGAAGCAGCGCCAGGCGCTCCAAGGCCAGATCGATGCCATCAACGAGTTCCTGCCACAGCAGCTTGCAGCGATGCAGGCCGGCTGGGCGCAGATGGACCAGGCCATGCTCAACCCTATCAACGGGTGGACGGCTGCCGTGCGGAACTTCGGCAACCAGGCGCGCGACATCGCCGGGCAGACCCAGTCGATCTTCTCCAGCGCGTTCAACAACATCTCGACCGATATCACCGACGCGATCATGAGCGGTCAGCTGTCCTTCAGCACGCTGGGCGACATTGCCAGTAACGTGGTGCGCGAGATCATCACGGGCTTCGTGAAAATGGGCGTTCAGATGGCCTTGAACGCTGCCTTGAACGCAACCCTGGGCGCCACTGCGGCAGGGCAGAGCATCGTCCTGGCCGGAACCACGGCCACGGCCTGGGCGCCGGCGGCGGCAATGGCATCCCTGGCAACCCTGGGCGCCAACTCCGTGCCTGCGGCGGCAGCGCTGACTTCGACCACAGCCTTGGCCACCAGCCTGGCCGTGATCCCCGGATTCGCCACCGGCGGCTACGTGTCCGGCGCCGGTACCGGCACCTCCGACAGCATCATGGCCCGGTTGAGTGATGGCGAGTTCGTGGTGAATGCCGCGGCGACCAAGCGCAACCGAGCGCTGCTGGAGGCGATCAACTCGAACGAGCGGGTATCGGTGGCTGGCGGGAGCAGATCTATTCCTACGACACAGCCATCTGGGCAGGCAGTAGCGGCGACACCGGCTGCGGCGAACGTCGTTGTGAATCTGATCCAGGATCGCGCGAGAGCAGGCCAAGTTGAGCAGCGAACGAGAGAAGACGGCACGCAACAGATCGACGTAAGCGTCGCCGACATCTACGGAGGCGGACCGCTTTCACAGGCGATTGAGGATACCTATGGCGTCCGAAGACAAGGATCTTGAAGGGGCAAGAGCATGAGTAACAGCGAAACCCAGACGGATGACTCCGAGGCGGCCATCCCGGTGCCAGAGGAATCAGTCGTTCCTGATGAGAAAGAGCTCCTGCTGCAAAGGCGGCTCGCCCGCATCGAGGAAGCGCTGGGCCTCAGCCCTCTCATCTAAAATTCAGGAGATACACATGGAACAGCAAGTAGTTGCAGCACCGAAATTCCCTGCTGGCCGGGCGATGTCATTCCTCTTGGATGACGACTGGGTGGATATCACTGACGGCGAGCCGGTCGACCTGGCTGAGTTTGATCTTAGCGTGTGCTTCCAGCTCGGCCTGGCAACAATCACCAGAAATGGCGAGATCTTGCCTGCCACGTCCGAGCTCGAGGTGGAAACGTCGCAGACCGGTTCTGATTGGGTGCCTGCATTCAAGGGGTCGTGGACCCAGCAGTCGCTGGACAGCAGCGAGCACGGGATTCAGATAGAAAGCAAAGGCCTCTTGCATATTCGCGCACGCAAGTCAGCGCAGGAAAGCCATGACGTGCGAGATGATGCGGCTATCAAGGTTCGGCGCAAGGCATAGGCCTAGCGCCGACTCTTTTCAGCCTTAGAGATCCAGATCGCGTCGCGGTGTTTCCTCATTGATCCGCTGGATATCCCTGAGGATCATTTCAACCGCAGATCCGAGCCGGTTTAGAGCGTCGTGGAGAGCGATTTTGCTTCGCTCGTCTGACGCAGGAATATTTCCGTACTCATTCAGCAAAGTCTTGAACCTTTTCAGGTCTTCGTTTGCGATGTGGTGCAGTCCAGACATGCTTTTCTCCTAATTCACTTTGATACCCCGCCTCCCTTGCTGGGCCCTCACGCCCAGGAAGCGGAGGCGGTCGAGCATAGGTCAGATAGCTATCACATTGCTATCTATCCATTGCCCCTGACGAGGAACGGCAATGATTCAATACCCGGCAGAATTGCCACTTCCTCTGCAGGAGGGGTATGGCCTGAGCACGGTTGATCCTGTGCGGGCCACGCCAATGGTGACGGGCCGCACGCGGTACCGGATCAGGACAAGGAAGCCGCCGACTTCCGCTCGATTCACCTTCAACTTTAGCGAGAAGGAAGCGGCTCTCTTCGAGGGATGGCACACCTGGGCCATTAATCTGGGCTTTGACTGGTTCGAGATGCCGCTCCAGACGCCGCTTGGACTGCAGGTTCACCTTGTGCATTTCAAGGGGATGTACACCGGGGGCGAGCTGGCACAGGTAAAGCGTTGGCGATTCTCAGCTGAGCTGGAGTTCAAGACTCGCCCGGTCTACACCGAGGATCAGTACCTCGGCGCCTACCTGGGCATGCCGCTCGACCAGTTCAACGACGGCCTGCAATCGATCCTTGAGAAGTGGCACACGGAGTACTTCGGATGAGCTTGATCGAAGAGTGCTACGCATCGGGCCGGGGTGAACTGGTCGACACCATCGAGGCGCGGGAGGAGGGCGGCACGGCCTCCCACCTCTACTGCTCTGGGTGGGAGGATCGGGTCTGCAAGACAGAGGACGGGCGCACGCTCACGTTCATCGCGATGGCCATGGATAACGCCCTGCCGAAAAACGACAACAGTGCGTTCCAGAACATCGTGTTGGGCCTGGACAACGTTACCGGCGAGGTGCAGGAGGTCGTCGAGGAAGCTAAGGCGTCTGGCAACCGCTTCATCATCACCTTCCGGCGCTATCTGGCCGAGGACCTGACATTCCCGCAAGAGCGGTACCGCATGACGCTGCTCAGTCGAGAGTATGAAGACGACGTGGCCAAGCTCACCGCCGGCTTCTTCGACCTGCTCAATACCAACGGTCTGCGCACCATCCTGACCACGTCCTTGGCTCCTGGCCTGAAGTACACCTAACCATGATCGAGAAATACATGCGCGCCCCGTATCGCGAGGGCGCAAGGGGTCCTATTGCCTTCGATTGCTGGGGGCTGTGCATCGCCGTGCGTCACCAGGTGTTCGGCCTGCCGCTGCTGCCAAGCCTCGGCGCCGTGGGGAAGAACAAGCTCAGGGCAAATACCGAGGCCTACCACGACCTGCGCCAGGGAATGGAGGAGTGCGCACCGGAGCCCGGCGCGATCGCTGCCGTGTTCCGCGGCTCGCTGTGCCTGCATGTAGGCGTGGTGGTGGAAAGTGAGGGCCGGCTGAAGGTGCTGGACACAAACCCCGGTGGCGCTTGCATCCGGACAACTGGCGAATTCGAAGCCGCTCATCTCAAGGTGGTCTATTACCGTGATCGAGTTCTATCCGAACAAGCTCAGTGACACGGCGCCGCTCGGCACGTGGAAGACCGATCGCCGCATGACGATCGAGGAGTGGCTGAAGAGCCAGGCCCCGTCGTATGGGCGCCGGGAAAGCCCACCTATCAGTGCCGTGCTAAACGACGAGGTGATCGAGCAGGCCGACTGGCACAAGGTTGCATTCAAGCCGTCCGACCTGCTCCAGATTTTCCGCGAGCCCAAGGGCACTGACCCGTTCTCCATCACCTTTGCGCTCTTCAAAGGCGCCAAGGCGGTTCTGAAATCGATCATGCCCAAGATGCCAGGCATGCCATCCAATGGCGGGCTGCAGCAGGGCGACCCCCTGGTGGAGGCCAGCGCCAAGGGCAACAAGGTCAAGCTGGGCGAGCCCGTGCGGCAGATTGCCGGCCACCAGCGGACCTATGGTTCGTATCTCTCCCAGCCCCGTCGCGCATATGTCGCGCCGCGGGACCAGCGCGTCGAAATGCTGCTCTACATCGGTGAGGGCGAGTACGACATCCCGCTCTCGAAGGTGAAGGTTGGTGAGACGCCGCTGATTTCGCTTGGCTCTGACGCCACCTTTACCATCTACCCGCCAGGCGCTGACCTGTCGGCAGATCCTGCCCACATCAACTGGTTCAACGCGCCAGAGGTTGGGGCAAGTTCCAGCGGGTCGGCGGGCCTTGAACTGACCATGGCCACCGATCTCACCAGGTCGGCGACCGCGTCGGCGTACCAGTTCGTCAACGACACGATCAGCGTGCCGGCCGGCTCCGGCCAGTTCCCTGCTGACTGGTCGAACGGCATCATCATCCGCGTGCTTGCGCCGTACACCTACACGGTGATCGATGGCGGCGCGGGGCGGGACATCATCCGCGGCCCGCTGGAGATGCTGAATCCTACGGTGGGCATGCTCATCGAGGTTGCCGGGGCAAACGCTGGCCTGTACGTCGTGCACAGCTACACGCCATACAGCCCGGCTGTACCTGCCGACCCGGGCACGGCATCGACGCTAACCGGCTCTGCGGCGCCGAGCCGCTACGACTTCAACGTGACGCCGCTCAGCTTCGGCCTGGCGCGCGGCAGTTCGACCTACCCGGTGACGCTGAATACAGCGACCACCGACCTGGCCGGGCTGGTGACTGCGCTGAATGCCCAACTGAGTGGTTCGCCTATCCAGGCGCAGCAGAGCAGCGGGCGCGTGCGGTTTGTTGAACTGACCCCGTTCACCGGGCAGGGCATCACCGCCACAGGCGCATCCACAATCCTTGGGTCTTCCCCGGTCGGTGCAACAGGCACAGCCACCACCAGCGGCACGCCTGAGCAGCCGGCCGAGATGACCCTGAACTATGACGGCGGCTCGCCGGTGGTTGGCCTTGCTCTGGGGCAGGGGCTGGCCACCATCGGCCCGCGCGGCTTGCGCTACAGGATCACCGCCTACAGCACGAACCTGCTGGCGGTGGAGCGCCTTACATCATCCGGCGCGACCGACGCAGGCTGGCCTGGCTTCAACGACATGCAGACGGTGAATGGCCTGATCACGCTAGACGCCTCCAACCTGCAGGGTGGGTATCGAGGGCCGTTTGCCTGCTGCCCGGCCAACGAGAAGGTGACAGAGCTTGAATGGTCGATCACCTACGCCAATGGCCTGTGCGGAATCGGCCGGGAAGGGCAGATTTACGAGATCCCGACCTACTACGTGTTCGAGTACCGCGATATGGACGTGGCGGGTGCGTGGACTGTGCTCGAGCAAGTGAACTACGGCGGCTCCCTGGATGCTCAAGGGTTCACCGTCAGGATTTCGCTTCCCTACGCGATGCGCGCCGAGGCCAGGGTGCGGAAGCTCTACAAGGACCGGCCGGGCCGGATCAACGACGAAGCCCGAGACGACGCCACCTGGACCGACCTGCGGGGGCGGATGCAGAACTCGCCAACCAGTTATCCAGGTTTGACAGTGATGACCTGCAACATCAGGGGCGGCGACCGCCTTTCTGCCCAGTCCGAAAGCCAAGTCAGCGCAGAGGCAACCCGCATCCTACCGCTGATGGAAGGCGGTACCGGGCCTACCCGCGATATCGTGCCCTGGTGCATCTACCAGCTGAAGCAGCGCGGCTACACGGACGACGACCTAGACCTGCCCGAGTGGCAGGCCTTCCACAACACCTGCGTTGCCCGCGGCGATACCTACGACGAGACGCTGGACGCGACGATCACGGTCAAGGACATGATCAACAACGCCCTGGCGTGCGGGTTCGGCGAACTGGTCACATTCCGTGGCCTGCTGCGCCCAGTCCGTGAC